GCATTGGTTCATCAGGAAGTCTATTAGCGTACCTTACCTGTGGCATAACACCCTTTCCAAGAACACTAGATTTTACCTGCATTCGTATATTTATCTCGTCGCCAGCCACTATGTTCTGTGATAGGAGTGTGGTTAGAAAATTACTGTCTATTCTTAAAAACCTATGAAATCCAACAGTTACGTTACCTGACGGAGCAGAAGATAATGGAACTAAATTTGCATTGACATCAGGAAATTTCATAGCTACTCCACCATCTACTCCCTCTCCTTGTACAAAGTGTGCATGATAACCATCACCCGCACTACCACCATGCGCATTGGTATCCCAACCACCGCCAACCATTGAATAAAATCCTCTTGACCAATTTTCAGGCCAAACCGCATTATAATGTAAAGCCGTATCCCAGTTAGGTTCTACACCCTCTCCTATTAATGTATTGCCATCTTCGTCATACTTTAACAATTCAAAAGATGGATTCGGTACAACATTCGTTACAGTTCTTTGTCTAACAACACGTTCTTGTACCTTAAATACGTCATTTATTACAAGCGTACCACCTACCATTGAATTATTAAATCCACCATTTGTAGCAGTCATAAATGAGTCTGATGTTACCTGTATCAAAGTAGATTCATCTAAATTTGCATTTGCCCCTTCAGCAACAAATGCAATTGCATTAGCATCCCCTTCCGCTGATATAAATATATTTCTGTTTTTTTCTTGAAGTTGAAAAAAGTCGTTTTGGTAAGCTCCTGCAGCACCTACTTCATTAGATGATTTTATATTTTTTGCTTTTAACCTAACCTCAGTTCTACTTGGGGAGATTGAATCGATTTCGTATGTTAAACTTTCAATTCTTAATTGTTCTTGTTGACCATCATTTGAATTATATTCAAACTCAGTACCGACATATACCTTACCATCATCGGTTATATGAAAATCATTTGTTTGTGGATAAATTATTCCTACGTTGGGTTGCTGCGTATGCAGTAAAACTGACGAATCATCTCCAGCTAACCTTCTTAAAAATTGATATCTTACTTTAAAAGTTCCACTCTTAAATCCTGCAGCTTTTATATCTTGTGCTGGATATAATCCAAGATACGTGTCGTTGTGATTATGAGCAACCGCACTAGATAAATTCTTATGTAGTATTACCCTACCACTAGCATCTAACAATTCAAATAATATAAAATCCCTATCACCCTGATCTTTAAATACACCAGCTTCATAGGGTCTTTGTCCTATTATCCTATCATTATTAGTATTGAGTAGTTCCCTATCTCTTGTTGATAGTTTATGTGCCACTAAAGTTCACCAAATGTTCTTGAAATAATTTCATTGATGCTAATATCATTTTTCAAATTATCTGAAATTTTAGTAGCAACTATCATGCTTGTAGGGTTTTGTTCGTCTTGAAGTTCTCCCGTATACGGACTTTCAAATATCAAAACATTACCTTCCTCATCTCTAGCAGTTTGACCAGTATCAGCAGATCCGGACACCAAAGCTCTGTCGATTATTATCTGTCTTTCATTTAAATATCTTAACTCATCCTCAACTATTAGATTCTGATAGAATTCTAATTCTTGAAGTTCTTCTTTTGTATATGGCATTTTTTATCTCACAACTTTAAATACGAAATCATCATCAAAGTATTGTACAGTTTCTTCTGCTGTATTACTTCCACTAACAACTTTAAATTCAAATCTATAATATCTCTCCGATTGTAATCCATTCATCCAAAGATTAAAATAATTTCCTGTTGAATCGCAACTAACTAATGAACCAGTTCCAAATGGTATGATAACATCTTCGGTTTGGTCATCTCTAACAGAATAGTAAGTACCATCTCCCCCTATATTTTCTTTACTACCACTTGGTAAATATTTTGCTGTTAAGTAGGTAGATGCTGTATTGGAGTATGATTTTGTTGGATATCTAGGTCTACCAACTAATCTAAATTTTACTTTTGACTTTTCTTTATATTCTGGTCTCAATCCTTTCATATAAAATACAACATCTTCTAATTCAGTATTAGATAAAGCACTCAATGAACCTGTAGACCACTTCGTATCAAACCATTCAACTTCTAATTTTGGTGGATATATCGTATGCGTTTGTCTAGAAAAGAATGCAAGATTTCCTAATACATCATTATTACCCTCAGGTGCAGTTGTATCTGTGTTACCGACACTACCACTACGTTTTATTATAAATCCATCATTAGGAAAAGTTTTATCCAACCATTTATTTACGATAGGAGTAACATTCATTCTGATATCTTTAGTTCCATATTCTAAAGATTGTGAACCCCAACAGGTTGTATACCAAGTACCTCCTGAACCTGTAATTGAACCTGTCCACTGTGTAGCAACGTTTGCTCCGTCTCTATATCTCCAACTAGCACCCTCTGTTGTTATAGGATTGTCTGCAAAAAATCCTTCACCCGATACCCAGCTTTGACTTACTGGATAAGCATACAATGATTGACTGTATGATAAGTTGGTAGGATTAGCATCGTATAAATTTAAATAATATTTAGCATCGGTACTTATAATACCTCTGTGTATAGATTCTGAGATATCACTTATATCAAATTTAATTAAAGCTCTAGAAACCTTTGGGTTACTGCCAGCATCATTTAAATCTTTTCTTACCTCTAATATTTCATCTAAGCCAGTATTCTGACTTGCACTTGCTTGATACAATGTTGTGTCTATATCAGGAAAAATAAAATAATTCATTAGTTGCCTCCTGCAGCATCACCGACAACACGACCCTCTATGTCGGTGCTTGGAAATTTAAGTTCAAAGCAACTTGGATCTACTGAGGGATAGACCACTCCATCCTTTGTCGCTGAAACAATATCGTACACATTACCAGAATAATTGCTTGAAGCAGAATGTTTGTTTGTAATTAGAACAGGATGTCCATTTGGATTATCATCTTCAGGAGGAACAACAGCAGAAACTCCTTCCGTCAATGATATCTGATATGCTAAATCTGCTAAAACTATTGGTTGGTTAATTTGCCACTTATCTATCTGAAAAAAGTCTTTAACTTTTTGTATTGCTCTTAGAACAACATCTTGTTTATTGTATCCCACTTTCGTTAATATGTTAAATTTTACACCGACATTTATTATGTAAGCATCTTTAATATTTACAGCATCTGTAATCATTCTAAACTGAGTTAGATAAGTTTGTAAATTTTCTTTTACAGCCTTATTTAAAGTGGATAGCTGTTTGCTACTATTGTATCCTAATAAATAAAGATTTAAAGCAAATGGATTCTCAATTTCACTAGCGTTCACATCAGTTCCACTCAGTTGTGTATCTTGAACTATGTAAGCCTTAGCAACATTTCCATATTTAGCAGGTAAAGCATATACCCTACCAATATAATCTTCTTTAGTAACAGCTCTTCCTTGTGCTTGAAAGTGTGCTAATGCATTTTGTTTCACCTCAAATATACTTTCAGCATCCCTACCACCTGTTGCTGGTATTGTATTATTTATAGCAACTGATGCTTTTGTAGATGAAACTAAATTTGAAGATAAATTAGTTTCGTCAAGTGTTATGGTAACAGATTCAATAGTTTTAATTGAATTAGCAGCTACATTGTGATCTATACCACCACCATACCTATAAGTTACTGTCAATGTAGTATTTGATGGTGCTTGACCATACGCCTTAGTAGTTAGAAAATTTGCTGGATCAAAAACCTGACCTAACTTCGATACCCCACCAGCAAGTGAAGAACCAACATTATCAGGATTTGGAATTATTTCTTCATCAGGACTATCAGATGTACCAGCTCCAAATCTTAATTCAGTTCTACCATCCTCTCTGACATATGTCGTAAATCTTCTAGAAGTTTTTAAAAGCTTTAATAAGTAAGGTGCTTGATCTGAGTATTGAGACAACTCATCATCGTTAGCAGCTTTATTTTCCATATCGGTAAATACAGTATCTTGTGCCAAAAAAGGAACTTCATACCAACTGTTACCATCACTATCCGTTACTGAAATAATATCCGTTACATTCAGATTCGATAATGCAACCCTACTATATTTTTCAGCAGCATTAAATGTAATGTATTCTGTGTTTGTCTCGCCACTAGAAACCCTTACAGATTTCTTTAATAAATAAGTAACAGGAACATTGTTACTACTTTCATATATACTAACCTCTAACGGATCGTATGAACTTGAAAACTTAAAACTACAATCCTCTTCGGAAGTAAATTTTACACCACCGCCTGATGATACCACCATACCTGCATTTAAACCCATAGCATAATTTAAATTAGGTTTTGTTGTGTATCCTGTTCCAGTTCCTGTTGTTTGTGCTGGTACAGTTTGGAAAACGTCTAAATTTGTAGTAGCAGCACTAGATAATTTTGGAGTGTATCCAAACGACTGAGCCATATTATATACTGTCTTTTTCTCTTCAGCAAACGATAATAGAGATTCTTTAAATTGATTATCTATATAATAAGACAGCACATCACCGACATAAGAAGCCATTTCAATAAAAATCATAACTGGTGAAGCTTCATTAAAATCGTTAAATGTTTTTGGAAAGTAAATTTTTGAAAACTCTATTAAATTTTCTTTAAAAGATGTAAAATCTTTATTAAGATATCTAACTTCCTTTACTGATTTTTTTGGCGCTGTATACGGCATTATTGTCTCCTATTAATATCCTTCGGATTCAATTTCTATAGTTAACTCTTCTGATGAAGTAGGATCATTTTCAACAGAAAAGGATAAATTTACAATATAAATATTCTGACCTTGATTTACTTCAGCAGCAGCCTCTACATTTTCAACTACCACATTTGGTAGATAAGTTGTAATTGCTTCCATTATCGACTCCTCAATTTTATTCTGAAAATCACCTGTTACTGGATCAAATACAAAATTATGTATATCACAGCCAAATTCAGGATTACCTATCCTTTCACCTTTTCTTGTAAGAATTAAATTTTTAATATTTGTTTTAGTTTGTTCTAAAAGAGTTTTAGTTCTTTTAAAAAATCCCACTTCATTAACATGCTTTAGTGGCAATTCTAAACCAATAGTTACGTCTGGATTTAAATCTTGTTCTATTTGAGCCATTATCTATTCTTACCCTTTTCCTCAACAGCCTTCATCACGTCTCTGTAATCTCTTGTTAAGTTACTCATCACATCTTGAACCGCTTGATTATTTGTATCAGCTCCTGCAGCTTGTGCAGTTTGTATAGCTGCTTGCTTTCTACGACTTTCAGCGTCACCCATCATATTACCATACCCCATAGCTTCAGCCATTTTTGAGGTATCATAAATTTCACCACCCATAGTTGGATAGTCATCCATCTCACCAGCCCTAGCAGTTTCATTTAAAATATCATTCAACATAGGATTTTTAGTATAGGTAACTTCTTTTTTAGGTTTGGGTTTTCTTTTAGGTAACACTTCCATTACATCATTTTTAGATGCATTTTCAGTCATAGACTTTATGCCTTCTTTAATAAATATCTCTCTTAGCTCTTTTTTTACTTCTTGTTTTACCATTTCTCTGATTAAAGTAACTAATTGTTTTGATTTAGCCATTATAGACTCCTGTTTTTATATAAATATTATATTTGTTAATTATTGTTGCTTACCATATATCCGAACTACCATCCCATTCCGATTTTCTTACAGTCAAGCTTCTTCCATCTTTATATTGGTCATATGTACTAAACCCATATTTTCCAGCCAATGCTTGTCTAGCTTCAGCTGCTGAAGCATAACTACCAAATGGAGATGTGCCCCAATTTGAAGTAATAAATGGATAGCCTGGATTAACACCCAATCCTTGTGCCGCTTCTTCTAAATCTTCTGCAGCACTAGCAACGGCTGTGGTTTCCTCTACGACCTGATCAATTGATTCTACAGCTTCTTCAAGTGATTCTGATATATCACTCATAGTTTCTTCCAATTCTATTTGTAGTAATTGATCTTGATAGTCTGCAACTGAAAAATCAAATTCCCACTCCGCATCAGCAGCAGCGTCTGCTGCATCATGATATTCTTGACTAGCTCTTATAACATCATCATCTAAGGCTTTTCCCCATTTTTCTGCTCTAACAGTTCTAGCAAATTTTGTACCAAAGTGTTCTTCTATTGCTTTAGAAAAATCTTTAACAAGATCTCTACTTTTTGTTAATAAAGTCAATTCAATTCCCTCTAAATACATTAAAGCAGTATTAGCCCAAAATGAAAGTCGTACAGCAGATTTAGCACCAAGTCTTTTTATAAAACTAAGAGCTGCAAATGGTCCTCCCGCTCCTGGTGAGCCCGTTGGTGGTGTTATAGCAGATGCTGCTGCTATAAGTTGAGTCTTTTCACTAAGCTCAGAAATAG